TCGCCGGAGCCTGAGTTGGCGACGTAATAACCGCATAGCCCTGTGGACGCAGCCACATAAGTTTTACCGCTCCAGAAAGAGCCAAGTACCGGTCACGGTGCCGGTATAGCCGCCGGAACGCTGGCGAAGCTGGAGGCCGTTGGAGGAAGTCGCTGGCCACACCAACTCAGAGCCCGGTGCCGCGACCCAACGATACGATGCACGCTGGTTCACGCCAACGTAGAACAGGTTCGGGACCGAAATAGTGGCGTGAGTGGACGAGTTGGCCGTTACGACAGTCGCGGCCACAGCATCTGCCGAGTCCAGCGGCAACGGCACAACAATCGTTGATGTCGATGACGCAGTAACCCGCGAGATGTCCCATTCGATAAAGTTGTCGGCAGGGGTTCCGTTGGTGCCGATCAACACATCATAGAGTTGCCCACGTCTCGGCGTGGATTGAGAGCTATTCACCCCCAAGACCGCGCCAGTGTAGGTGGTGGCAGTCGCCTGCTGAGTACCCGACCCAGCCGAAGACCCGTTGGTGATGGCATAACTTGGAAGCGACATTTTCAGTCTCCTTGGCCAATCCAGATGGATTCCATGTAATCAAGGTCTTCCAGCGCACCCTTTAGATACGAGATGTTGTGCTTTGTCTGCACAACCTGCTGCTCAAGTTGAGGAAGCTGCTGCTGCTCCATCTGAGCAATCCGATCCTTAAGTTCCTGCTTGCGAGCAAGAATCTTGCGGCCGAATGGCTTCATCTCCGAGTAACCATAGAGACCCGGAGACTGCATGATATCGGATTCGTTGGGAGCCCAGACCTTGATGCCGCGCATATGCGCAATGTGACGGAAGAAGAAGAATCCCGGACGTTGCAGGATGTATTCCTCACGGGACGCCATATCGATGCCAAACAGCGCAATCTCCTTTGCGCCACTGTGCATGGCAAAGGCCAGCATCCATGCAAAGCTTGACGTGAAGAAATCTCGCCCGAACTCTTTGACGATTTCATCAACCGGGAAGCTCAGCGCATTCGGGACCAGTGACTGGTCTTGCATGTAGATCGGAAACGGCTGCTTCTTGAGCCATTCGATGTAGGGCTCACCATAAGCCTTGCATTCCGGCCAGAGCAGATTGCCGTGAATCTCGAACCACACATCCACGCGCGGGACAACATTCATGTTGCCCGGAGAGCAAACCCAGATTTTCCATGACAGATCGTTGAACGGGGCCAGCATCCGCGAGGATGGAGCGGTCCCGATCAGCGCCACCTTCAAGGGTTCCGGCTCCTTGGGTGGCTCGGTGATAGTCTCGTTAACACTCACCGATACAACCGGCCCGGAAATCGGAATATTCAGCATGGGTGAAGGCACAGGAGCGGCGCTGCCGTTGCCCTTGAACTGATCTGCAAATGTAGGCGTCAAGGCTCCCATTCACCTAGCTTCCCGTAATTGTTGCGGATGTAACCTGCACGACCTGTCCCACAGTGATAAGCGTGCTGTTGAGGATATTGGCGATAATCACATCAGCACCCGAAAACGGAATTCCAACCGTCAAACCGCTCACAACGGTCGCTCCCGTAAAATCAGTGATGATGCACGTATCCACATTCCCGGTTCCTGTCGCCAACTCCTGTAACGTACCTGAAAACGTCAATACACCAACAGAAACAACACCGCAAGGAACGGCTAATGTAATCGACACAACTGTAGTGCCACCGGCACTCAATACCAGATTCCCCGGACCACCACCGCCATCAATTGTGTCCGCTACTCCCTGTAAACGCGCGTTAATAGCAGCAAGGCTATAAGTAACCGCCATGGCATCTAGCCACCCGCATTCTGCAAGGCCGTCAATCTCAATGAGGAAGATGAGATAGCAGTCGAGTTGATTCGCAGCCCGGCAATGGGGGTTTCAAAGGTATAAGTAACCCCCGTGTCCGCCACTGCCGATGTGACCGCAATGCTGGATACGGCATACCAAGCGGCCGAAGAGCCGGTGATGGCAGAACTATCCAGCGTGGCCTGAACAACGGCATTCACCGTCATCGTGGTGGACGCCAGCGTGATCCGCGCAGTCGTGGCCTTCGCCCCCAGATAATCAAGAATAAGGGGGCTGGAGGTGCCAACCGAAGAAAGGGTCACAGACTGTGCCATTCAGTCGCTCGCTCCAAAAAGGAAGGGGACCTACAGCCTTCATGCTGATGGCCCCCCTCAAGTCATCTAGGCCATCCTCGACGCCTAGCACTTTGCGCTTGAGAACGGTTTCTTGTCGGCTGACCCACCCCCGGCACTGGATTTGACGCTTCCACCACGAGCCCTCTTATCCATGCGCGGGGCACACATTTCGCCGCCAACCTTGCCACCAGACTTGAAGCCGGAGGTCTTGCCCTTCGCTTCCTTGGCGACGTTGCTGGCTCCGCCAGCATAGTAGACCTTACCGCCAGCGGCACGTTTCTGTGCGTTGCGAGCCATGTTCGCTCCTAACCAGTGACTGATTGGTGCGCCTTGAGCGTAAACGTGGCGTTGCCAATCGCAGTCGAGTTGATACGCGCCCCACCAATAGGCGAAAGCACCGTATAAAGGAGACCCGTTACGTTCGAGGACAGCATGGCTGCGCCAGAACTAATCGGACTCCATGTTATGGTTGGGGCGGGAGTGGTTGATGGGTCGTCCAGCGTAACCTCAAGCGTAACGACGCCACCAGAAGAGCCAGCAGCAGCCGACAGCAGCAGCGAGGTCGTGCGCGGAACTGGATTCAGGTAGATGGCAGCGGTGCCAGTTGAGGAAAGGGATGTTACCTGAGCCATTAGTCGTTCCTCTCATTATAGCTTTGCCACGCTATGGCATTGGCCAGTGACGATCCGGTATAGGACGGCAACACCACGGATACCGCAAGACCCGCCTGAACCACCGGAGGATATGTCGCCTGAACCATCGTTCATCCCTAGCTGGTCGAGAAGCTTCCCCATGCCGCCCGCCAATCATAGTAGGTCGGCACGTAACGTTGGTAGCCCTTCACGAGTAGGTTGTCAGTGGTGAACTCCACCGACATGTCGGTCTCATAAGGCTTTCGGTCGAAAAAGATCAGACCATCCTGATTGGTGGTGACGAACCACGCAAATGAACTCGTCAGGTAGTCGTAGGTCATGAAGCCTTCCTTGAGTGATTCGTTCATCCCAAGGATCGCATTCACATCGTTGGTGGCCGTGCCGGGCCGTAGTTCCGACCGGAACAGGCGCAGCGCCACTGGCTCCAGAGCCGGTGGTACGACGAGTTTCTTGCCGCGAGCATAGATTTTGAGACCAGCCTCGTTGCGCCATCCGGTCCTGATCGCGACCAGAGCATTGAGCAGAGAAGTCTCATTGAGGCCCACGGCAGGCGATGCCACATTGGAGATGGTGGCGTTGTCAATGGGGTGGGCTGTACTGAACAGCGAAACACCATCACCACCAATGGCGGCGTTATACACATCGCCGGTATTGAACACGTTGGCCGAATAGATTTCCTCGGTCTCCTTGAAGGATTCCATGAGGCCATCATTGCTCGGCCCGAACTCGGACTTATAGAGGTTATCGTCAATCGCCTTACGGGTGATTGCGTACCCCAGCCCGATCTCGAAGTGCTCGGCGTTGTAGACGGCCCGCTGGCCCGCCGCATTGTCGAACGAGGTGGGGCCGCCTTCCTGCTTCAACTGAGCAAGGCCAAGGAAGCGAACCGCAGCACGACGCTCCAAAGCCATGTTCGAGGAAGTCTTGCGGAACAGCTTCGGCCATTGCCGCTCGATCATTGGATACTTGCCAGAAATTCCCCACAGGCCGGGGAGCAGCAAGTCGCGAATTTGGGCGAGTGCGACGGGCATTTATATGCTCCCTTAGCTCGTGATGCCGGTCACTGTGACCGTATTGCGGACCCATCCATTGGGCTGCACAATCATAATCTGACCAGCGACAGTCGTGTCGGTGCCGTTAGCACCGGGCGGTGCAGAGCCAGCATAGGCACCCCAGATGCGCAGGAACCCCGACGACAGACTGGTGACGGTGGCATCAACGTATGTTCCTGATCGGCCAGTCGTCGTGTTGCCAGAGCCAGTCGTATGGGCACCGAACAAATAACCCGTATTGCTCGACCCGACGACAGCGGTGGTGGATGCCTGAACAAGGAACGTCATTTCGGGATCGTCGATGACGTAGGCCGTCACCGGGCTGGATGAACCAACCGAAGCCGGGAAGTAGGCTGACCAGACCACGCGATTGACGGTCGGGTGATAGAATGAACAGCCCTGAAAGACCCCAAGCGGAGGTTCAACAGCAACAGAGCTATACTGAACGATCCTGTTGGGAACAGCGGATGAGAACGCAACCAGATCGCCGGTAAAGACGTTCGTTGCGTAACTCGAATCCATCGTGAACTTGGACATGCCCATCGTTGGGGCAGAGCCATCACGGTGCCCGTAAGGCGTCAGTCCAAAGGGAGCGAAGGTGTTAGCCATAATGACAGGCCCCTATTGCAACAGTGAGTTGCCGGTGGACCCATCAGAGCGCCTGATGGAAGATGTGGTCGGCGCGACCTGTCCCTTTATCAGGGACACAACCTGCTTCTACGGTCAGACCTAATGCTATGTCAATGACTTTCGCTGTCTTTCGGTATCTCAACCGCCTCAATCGTCCTGTTAATCCTGTTAGATGATAATGCCGATGAGTGCCGCGTGTCCAAGGTCACGCCCGGCAGATCACCACCCGTCAACTGCTGCTGCTTGATGGAAACAACCTCGCGCGCCCTGCGCTGATCTTCCTTCCTTGCCCGAATCGATAGCTCCAGTGGCCGCGCCATCAGCACGAGCCCATCAACGGTAATCTCCCCGGACGCCCCACGGGACATGAACTTGCCATCAAAGATTCCGTTGAAGTCCTCCTGATGAACAGGAGTCCAGCCCGTCCGCTCAAATCGGGACCGCAACTGCCCGAACTCCATCCCAAGAACAGTGGATGTAATCCATTGTAGATCATATCCAGCCGGGATCATGGACGGCGGAATATATAGGCGATCTTCGCTTTCCTCAGATGGATCGTAGGTTTCCCAGTTCGGCTTCGCCTTCATCAGGGGCTTTTTTGGCGGGCTCACCGGATGGTCTGTAGTTTTGTTCGCGGGCGGCGGCACAGGAGCGGCATCAACCTTGTCTGTCAGCGGCTCTTCGACCCAGACTTGCCCAAGTCTTTGCGCTTCCCTGTCTTTCGCAATCTCCGCCATCCGCTCCTTGCGCGAGACTCCACGAGGCCATGCCATGATCTTATCCTCTATTCTTTGTATTGACCGTTCTTCTTGGCTTCCATCAGTCTCAGCTTGTTCTGAGCATAGATTCGTTCAGCTTCTCCGGGGTCCATGCCCGGTTGCAGATCGCGCGCAAATGACCGTTCTTCTGCCGATAGCGTGATTT